TCAACAATGTTAAACAGTGATCCAGCTATTACTATTGCAATGCCTCCCGTAAAAATTGAAGCAAGGAAGCGTAATAAAGGTAATAAGGGTCGTAGAAGAGGTGGCGGAGGTTTACGTTAAATGGGAAGAGTAATAAAAGATACAGTAAAATCAACAAGTTTTCCAGTTGTAAAAACATTAAATGAGTTTGATGATGGGAACTGGGAGGATATAACTATTAATTGGGAGTCTTCAATATCAGCAATTGCCGAAGCTTCTTGGTCTGTTGATCAGGACACACGTAGAAAATTTAATTTTGATCCAGAAAGGTTAAGGACAGCATAAAGGTGGCAGGTAGAAACTATAAAGACGAATATGAGAAGTTTCAAAAAGATAAATCAGAATATCGTGCCAAGCTAAATAAATACAATAGAGACAAAGGTACATACGGAAATGGTGATGGACAAGATGCTACTCATAAAAGTGGTAAAATATCTGGCTTTGAACAATCTGGCACAAACAAAGGTAAAAAGGAGAAAAGTCGTTTGAAAGGATCAAAAAGAAATTTTGTAAATGGCGGTACTTTAAATGGCCCATCTCATGAAGGCGGTGGTATTCCAATTGAAGCAGAGGGTGGTGAGTTTATAATTAAACGAGACTCTGTAAATGCGAGTACATTAGACACATTAGAATATATAAATAAGCATGGAGACTTACCATTGTCTGATGCTAGAAATAGAAGGAGTAAAAAGTAATGGCAATAGGGAAATTTTTAAAAGGCATCGCAAAAGATTTAAAAAAGGGTGCAAAAGGATCAAAAGAACATCAAGCAGAGAAAGCCAAAAAAGATAAGGGTAAAGGTGGTAAAAATTGGTATCCTGGGAAGTATGCAAAGAAAGCAGCCAAATCAGTTGCAAAAGATATTAAAAAGGGTTTAAAAGGTTCTAAGGAATATCAGGCGGAGAAAGCTAAGAAGAAGGCTGTGAAGGCTAAAAAGAAAGAAGGTAAAACTTGGACAAAAGCTGTTAAAAAGCAAAAGAAAGCTGGTGGGTCATCAATGAGTAACCTTATTAAGCGTAGAAATGCTGCCAAAAAAGGTTCTGAAGCTTATGCAAAAGCACAAAATGCAATTAATGAAGCATATGGCAGTAAAAAAGTTCACAAGGCAGATGCTCCTAAAAAAGCAGATAAGAAAAAAGTTGCACCTAAAGGGCCACCTGGGCCAGGCAGAGATGCTATTGACTATGGTCAAGATATTAAAATAACAAAAAGTCCAGGCCAAAAATTTGAGAAGGGCGGTAAGGTAGAAGGTAATCCATATGGATGGCCTACGAAAGATTCGAGGAACAGATAATGCCAAAAGGAAAAGGAACATACGGCAGTCAAGTAGGGAGACCTCCTAAAAAGAAGTATTATGGTGGTGGAAATGTTGACCCATTTTCTACAAAAAACCCAGAAGGTGTTCCAGCACAGCAAGCAGTAGAAGCAATGGAGAACCAAAACATGGCAAATGAAGGATTACCAACAAGTAATGCAATGGAACGTAGTCAAACATCTCCTGATACTGAGCAGTATGATAAAGGTGGGCCAGTAAGGGAAGGTCGAGCATGATAATATTCTATTGTCACAAATGCAATAAAAAGATAGAATGTGAAACAAAAGCAGAGATGGTATGTGATTGTGGGCATTATGTCAAGAAACGTAATAACGCAAAAGACCATGTCAATATGCGTACTACTTGGTCTGGGACTACACAAGTAGAATTTAATCAAACAACAATGGAAGATTCCATTGAAGACATGAGGAACAATAATTAATGGCTTGGTCATTTTCAGATGAAATACATGCACTTGCTGGATATGATGCTGATAGTACAAGTACAGCTGCTTCGGGAGAGACTTTTGTAGTGCATACTAATCAGTGGTTAACAGAGGGAGCAAGAGAAGTTATAAATAATCTCCCAGCCAATCTTCAAAAATTATGTACTGCTATGCAATCATTCACATCCGCAGCTGCTGGTTCTGAAGCAGAAACATTAAATACTGGTAAAGTTTTTAATGTATTTGCTGGTAGTGTTAATTGTAGAACGATTGCTAATACGGATAAATATAGAGCCTCAGATAGTGGAGATGTTTTATATGCGACAAGTACTGATCCAGCATATTATATTGAATCAAATTTTATTAATGTTTTGCCAGCAAGTTTATCTTGCAAATACGAAGAAGTTCAATATCCAACTGTTGCAAATACTGATACTGCTATTGCTGTATTCCCAGATGAAGCAGAACATTTAGTAGTATTATATGCTTCAATGAAGGCACTTCAATATAGAATGCAAATAAAGTCAAGTGATCTTCCATCTGATTCTGATTTAAATGCAGTACCCCCAGATGTTCCATCATTAGCTTCGGTTACCTTTACTAGCGTAGACAGTACCCTAGATGCAGCTCTCCCAACATATGCAACGGCAACTGTAGTTGCGGGTGGTGTATATGGTGCGAATACTGCCCCAGCTTATACAAAGCCAGGGCATCCAGCACAAGTATCATTTAATAATTTTTTTGAAAGCGGGTCATTAAATCCTCTTGATGATAGTGACCCACTTGCATTTAGTGTTACCGCAGTACCTCCAGACAATGTTTCAGATACTATAGCTAATTTTTCTGCTGATGCTGATGTGGACGATGCACTAGCAAACGCTAAAGCCTTAATTAATGGTAATTCCCCCTCAGCTACAACCGATGCATTTGGTGCTCTTTCAAATGAGGATATAGAGCTTACTTCTTCTGCTATTCAAGTAGCATCCCAAGAGATTGGTAGGGCAAATACTGAATTACAAAAAAGCCTCACAACATTTAACACTGATTTACAAAAATTTCAAGCAAGTGGACTTAATAAATTTAGTGCTGAAGTCGCAGAATATCAAGCAGAAGTAAATGCACAAGTTCAAGAATATTCTCAAAAATTATCTCGCTATCAATTAGAACTTAATACTGTTTATCAAGCATGGGCTAAGACAGAATCTGATAATCTGCAAGTATTTCAATCAGATATACAGAATGAATTAAATGAATTCAATAAAAAAAATGTATCGTTTCAGGCGAACATCCAAGAAGCAATGCAGGAAATACAGGTTGCAAACCAAGTTAATATAGCTAAAGCTCAGGGTGAGCTACAGAAGAATATAAGCAATGAGGATCGAGACCAGCAGAGGCAATTGCAAAATGGTATAAATGATATGCAGGCGATTGTTCAAAATAATCAAAGTTTAATTAGTAAATATACGGCAGAATCTCAAGCATATACAGCAGAGGTTAACGCCCAGGTACAAGAATTTACAACAAAAATACAAAAGCATACAGCTGATTACCAATGGCTTCAAGGTCAATATGCTTCACTTAAAGCTGATTATATGGCAGGTCTCACAGCATTAAAGGGTGGAGCAGTAGCAGGAGGAGGAGCATAATATGACAGTTAAAGATATTGTTTCACAAGTAGAAATGCTTTATGGAAAAAGGTCTCATGCGTACTTATTTAGGCTTATAAATGACTGTCTTTTAGATATGTCATCAGAGGTGCAGAGTTATCAGAAAACAGCAAAAGAAACATTAACGCAGTATAAAAGGTGGTATCCATTAAAAGACTTTTCAGATGTCAATGGGAGTGCCACAACGGATATAATTGATGTATTTAGGGTAGAGATACTAGATAGTGATAGTAGGTATAATCTTATTCCTAAAATATCTGATCCGCATAAACTATTAAAAGAAGATACTGATGACTCTTCACATAGTCATTCAAACACAACAGGGGATGTAACTAGCTAATATGGCACTTAAAGATAAACCAAATAGTAAATTCGGATGGTTCTTAGACAATGAAACTCATCATGGATCACGTATGTGTGTCCTTGTTGATAGAGCTTCAACGGACTCAACGAATAGAGAAGGCAATTATGATACATATAATGAAGATAGTGTCACAGATGGCATTCGTATTCATTATCATGCAAAATATCCAGAAGTAGATGCATTAACTGACAATTTTGCAAACTTCGGAACAACAACAAATTCAAGCTATATTGATACAGGGTTACATCCTGCTATACTTGATTATGTAAAAGCAAGGATAGAAGAAGATAATGGTGCATTTGATAAAGCTGGCTTTTTTATGAACAAATATAAAGAGAAGATACATAAGTATCCTCACCGCAAGTCAGGTGCAAGATCACTTAGTGTCCCACGAATTTAATGGCAAAAAGAATCCTATATAAAAATCATTGTACACCACAGGAACAAGTATCAAGTGGTGGAAGATATTATTTAGATGGAGACTGTGGAAGAAAGCTTGCTGGCTCTAATCTATATGAACTTGGGGGTGATACAACTACAACTGGAACACTTACTTCAACTGGAGACCTTGGTTCTGATAGTGGATTTGATTTTATAGCTGTAACTGCTACATCAATCTCATCTGGCACAGTATTAATATCTTTAGATAATGGGACTACAGATATTATTAAACTTTTAGAGGGCGAGTGTTTTGCTTCTAAGATTCGTAGTGATGCACAGCCAGTTGTAACAATATCGGGAACAGCAACAGTAGATTATATGACGGGGACTTAAATTATGGCAGAACCAAATGATAGAAGAGTAATATGGGGAACACATGTAATACCGCAAGTTAGTTTTACTACTACCGATCTAGAGGAGACAAGAGAAGAAGGGTCTAGTGTTGGAAGAGCGGATTACACTGATTATAAACTTGACACAACAGTAGCAAAAAGATTTGGTGGTAAAGGAAGTGTTACTATAAATACTGATCAAGCTGTTGATGGATGGGTATCATTTCTAAGCCCAGTTGACAACTTATGGGAAGCAGTAGATAATGTATGGAATCTTGACCAAACTGTTTGGGATGGTGAGCGTGGAGTAACGACAAGTGCTGCCGTTCTTAGAAGTGATACTGTAAATATAGACTTTTTATATGTAAAGAATTTAGGTAGCGTAGAATGTCAATTAGCCCTTGAAGGGGATGAATTTGATATATTAATACCAGGCGGAGCAGCTGTGTCGATGAGAGTAAATAGTATTAGCTCAGCAAATATTAAAGTACAAACTGCTTCTAGCACTACAACAATAGAATACGTAATAGCAAAAACGCCTTAATAAGGAGAAACTGAAATGGCATCTTTAACAGGAGAAACAATAGCATCGTCATATGACTTGATTGTAAAAAGGCATGAGACTTATAGCCAAACAGGCACAAATATTGAATTAATGACCGATAGTAGTGGGGCGACAGCAGCTACAGGATTATACTTAGAATCTGGAGCAACTACTTCTAATATCGGTATGGGGGTTGCTGCACCAGGAGTACCTCTTGATGTACAGTATGATGTATCAGATGGTTCTCGTATTGCTCGATTTTTAAATGGGGAACTAACGAATGATGAATCTGTATCTATAGCTGTAGGACGACATCCTTCAGACAATTACAATATGGGTATATTGGGATTTAAATTTCTTACGGCTAACTCTGACCAAGATAGTTATATAGGACTTGGATTAGAAAATAATGAATTTATTTTAAATGTGACTGGACATGGTAAAGTCGGTATGGGGACTGTTACACCAGTATCAGCATTAGAGATTCAGGCTGGAAATAGTACAACTGGTGCCATCCTAACTCTTGGAACACAAGAAACTACTGTTGTAGCAAATGATGTTTTAGGTCGAATTAATTTTTATGCACCTAAAGAAACTGATGGGACTGATGCAATTGCAACCGCAGCATCTATTTCAGCAGTAGCACAAGATACATTCACTGCAGCGGCTAATTCAACCGCTTTACACTTTCAGACTGGGGATAGTGAAGATGCTACAGGTACTACTGCTTCAATGGTGATTGATCAAGATGGTAATATTGGTATTGGGACTACTTCACCAAACAGAGCCTTTCATGTTGAGCATGGTACAGACAACACAGTTATTGCTCGTTTTGCCAATACATCTTCTGAACCAAAATGTATCCTATTAGAGCATCCTAATAAAGATTCTGCTTCTGACAATACTGCTGATGATGAGTTTTTTGAATGTAAGGATGACGATACTGTTCATTTTGTTATATATGGCGATGGAGATTGGAGCACTAAAGATGGTTCAGAGGTAGCATCAGATAGGCGAATAAAAAAGAATATAACTGACGCAACTTCTAAACTTGATGATATAAATAAAATACAAGTAAGAAACTTTAATTTTTGTAATAATGATGGTAGTGATTTAGCCAATACTACGCTAGGCAAAAAACGTATAGGATTTATAGCCCAGGAATTAGAAGAAATATTCCCATCAGTTGTTCACGAGAAACCGCATTTATGGGCAGGTAAAGATTATGATGACTTTAAGAGAGTTAGTTCAGGGGCACTTGTACCTATGCTCGTAAAAGCAATACAAGAATTATCAGCTAAGGTAACAGCCTTAGAAAACGCATAACAAAAAACGAGGACGTAATGTCAAATAAAGAAAACAAAACAGTAGAAAAAGTAGAAAATAAAGAAAATAATGTAGCAAAAGTAGCAAAAGTCGACTATAAGGCTAAATGGGAAGAAGCTAGGGAAAATCTACTTATTCAATTAAAAGAAAGCTTAGAACAAATAGAAGCACACACTACTAGGGCAACCAAGATAAGGGGCGTTGTAGAAGTAAATGATCAGATGTTCTTAGAAGAAGATAACGAAAATTAAATAACACATTCACGCTCTGCCAAGAGCTTAAAGTGTAACTCACAAGGAGAAATAAAATGGCAAAAACATTAAATAAATATACTGTACAGGAATCGAATAATCTTCAAGTATATGAAGACTATTATTATAATTCTGTAACTCTTACAACTTCTTATCAGGATTTATTTTTAGATTCAACGGCAGGGGCAGCTGCCAAACAAGTAATATTATATTCTGTTCATACGACTGCTGTTATTGAGGCAACTGACATTTTGTCAATAAAGCTTAATGGCTCTAGTACAGTTATGCAAATAAGAGGAAGTATGTTACCATTTACTATAGATAATATGGTTATAACTCAAGTGGAAATACTTACTAGCGATGTTGATTCAAATGAGAATATTGCTGTGCTTGCATTTGTTTAATGGCAAATTTTAGTAAACCAAAAGTACAGTTAAGTAAGTCTAACTTTAAGAAAGCTGTTCTTAATTCTAATAAGAAACTTGAGTCTAAAAATAAATCTCTTGAAAAATCTATCAAGGATCAAAAAGGGCAGTTAAAATCTTTAGACAAAGAGTATAGCTCCGAAGCTAATAAACTTAGAAAACTTCTTATAGATGTTGAATTTAACGAGGAAAGACTTCAAAAGATTCAAGGTGGAGTTTATTCCACTGATAAACTTTTAAAAACTAAACTTGATGCTGTTTCTTCTGCTGAGAAAGATGCTAAGGGCTATGAGAAAAAGGCGTTAAAGCAGGAGGAAAAAGAGCATAAGCTTAGGGATGAGATTGCACAGCTTGAGTTTTATAAGAAAAAACTTGAGTCTTCTAAAGTTGAGCTTGCTGGTATTCAGGTTAAAAAAGACAATGCCCTAAAAGATGTTTCCCTAGTTAAAAGTGAGATAAGTAAGATTAAGGCTGATGGCGAGAACATGGTAGCTAACTATAATCAAGCTTATAATGAATATGAAGTGGAAATAGAGAAGCGTCAAGAGTTTGCAAAGACATTAGAAAATACATTGTCAGGCACAAAAGATGAGATAGCTGTAGAAAGAGGAAGACTTGACAGTGTCCGCAAGGTAATGGAAAATGAAAAAAATATAGCAGACAATGAATTACAGGCTGTTAAAAACCTTACAAATGATACAGAAGATAAATATATTGGATGGGAACAGAAAATAGTAAAGATAACAGAGAAGGCGGACAAGGAAGAAGATCGTATTAAAAAAGCAAAAGAAAGATATGAAAAGTGGCGTATTGGAGTATTAGAAGAAGTTGCTCGTATGAAGCTTAAAAAGAAAGTTGATAACATAGATAAAGCAGGCTTATCAGAAATATTAAATGGCTAGTGCTGGCACAAGTGCTGTAAGGATAATTGATAACGACAATGATGTCGTAACAGTCACTGATAATCGTCTTGACGTAAATGCAGTATTGTCAGCTTCGGATAATATTGAAATTGGTAATGTAGATATTCAGCTTGATGGTACTGCTGTTTCTAAGGCAAGTGGCTCATTGGACGCTGGGACTATTCGTGTTACCCTTGCTACTAATGACCCTTTAATCCATGCCGAAGATGATGCACATACTACTGGTGACCATGGCATTATGCCTCTTGCTGTTAGAAATGATACCCTCGCAGCTTTGGGTGGTGCAGATGGTGATTATGCCCCATTACAAGTAGACTCTAAAGGAAATTTATATGTAAGTATAATTAATGACACGCTTTATGCAGGAATCGCATGGGCACAAAATAGATCAATGCCAACAGTTCCATCAGTCAGAAAAGATACTCTTGCACATCTTTCTGGTGTAGGTGATGGAGATTATACTCATTTATATGTTGATAGCATAGGCGGTCTCTATGTAACTGGTAGCGAGGTTGAAAATGCTGCTGTTCAAAGTGAACCTTTGCTTATAGGAGGTAGATATGATTCTTCCGCTAGAACACTTCACGATGGAGATGCTGGTGCAGCTGCACTAAATGCTTCTGGTCATGTCATTGTAGATGTTGTAAATGGAGGTCAATTAGATACAATTATTGATACATTGGAAACTACGCTGACTGCCATTGAAACAGATATTGCAGCTAATGAAGTTCTATTGGGGACTATTGATTCAGATACAGATGCAATAAAAACAGCTGTAGAAATTTTAGATAATGCTATTAGTGGAAGCGAGATGCAAGTTGATATTGTATCTTCTGCCACACTATCAGTTAATTCTCATGCAGTAACTAATGCTGGTACTTTTGCAGTACAGGCAGGACATGATATTACTGGTCTTGCGAGTGATGATAATGATACAGTAGGTACAAGTGCTGAAAAGATTTCTGGAGCAGATGGTGATGTTGCTTGTAAGCGTGTTGATATAATGGCACATCCAGATAATACTGGATATATATGGATAGGAGATAGTGCGGTTTCTGTTAATGGTTTAAATGGAGGTATAAGACTTTCTCCTGGGGATTTTTATAGTATGGATATAGACAATACAGGTGATGTTTACGCCATAGCAACTGTTGATGGTGAAAATGTTTGTTTTAATTATTTTACATAATGCCTAATACACTTACAAAGGCAACTAGGCAAAGCTTTACAACTACTATGAATTTTTATCATGCAATGACAGACCATGACACAGAATGGATAATATGCAACAATGATTCTTTCTTCAAATTAGGAGGGCAAGATACAAGTGTTGACGATGAAGAGGCAGGGATTATTTCATCATCAAATCAGGCAATAATAAGAAGTTTATGGTTTATTGCACCTTTTAATATGACTGTAACACACATATCTGGAAATGTTATGGATGATGATTTAACTACCCATCAAGATGCTAATTTTTTAGGTATATGGATTGTATCGAGTTTTGGGACTTCAGGAAATACTCCAGCAGCAAAAACAGGTACTCAGACTTTTACGCTTAAATATATAACTCAAGATTGGTATGCAGCAGGTTTAGGGCAAGGAGATGATACATCATATGCTTTTTACGATACAAGTCCATCACTTACTTTGTCTGCTGGTGATGCTGTATGGGCAGGACATATGAACTTTAGAAGTAGTCTATCTGACGCTACTACAGTACAAATGTCAATATGGGGACATGAAACTTAATATGGGAATTTATGAGTAAAAATGTAGTAAAACGAGCAATAGTAACACCTGACAAACATTTCCCATTAGCGGATAAAAAAGCAATTAGTGTTTTATGTCAGGCAATTGAAATAGTAAAACCAGATATATATGTTGATCTTGGTGATATTGGAGAATGGGAAGGTAGTAGTCACTGGCAATGGAGAAAGAAGAAACGTCCACCGCTAGAGTATCAGACTCCTTTTATAGACCAAGATATAAAGGATGTTAACAAGGGGATGGACATAATAGATGAGTCTCTCGATAAAGCAAACTGTAAGGTTAAGCATATGATCGAGGGCAATCACGATGATTGGATGAACAGATTTGTAGATGAACATCCATATCTGAAAGGATACAGGTTTAAAGAATGTGTAAAACTAGAAGAAAGAGGTTATACGTATCATCCAACGGGCAAATACATGAAGCTTGGGAAGTTAGCAATATATCACGGGCATCACTTTGCTGGGATAAACCATACGAGGAATCATTTACTAAGGCTTGGAACGAACATAATGTATGGTCATCATCACGACATACAACAGTCATCTGTTACCCACTTGGATGGGGTGAAGTCAGCGTGGAGTATAGGGTGTCTGAAGGACATGAAATCGGAGAAGAATGAATTTTTACAACACAGGATGCACAACTGGTCTCATGCATTTGCAATCGTTGATTTCTATGACAAAGGCTTTTTCACTGTGCATGTAATACAAATTATAAATGGTAAGACCTCTTTATGGGGTGAGCTTATTAGTGGCTAATTCAATAGCAGATATGTTAGCAATGGAAACGGCAGAGCCAGATGCTACATTAACACCACTTGATGTGTTTGGAGAAAAGTCTAAAGATGCTGATGATGCTAGAGAAAAGGTTAATTCATTTGCATCAATACTTTCTGGTACTGGTGGTAAAAATATATTTGGTCAAGACGTTGCACCATTAACTGAAGAAGATTTATTGGGTATGGTAATGGGCACTACTGGTGGCCCAATGGGTAGCGGTAAAGGATTATTAAAAGGAATTAAAAAATCTCCTAAAGTAAAAACTTTGTTAAACAAGGTATTTAAAGGTGATAGGGATGTAGTTTTAGCAGATTTAACAGATGAAATGGGGAATGTGTTTAAGCAACCTTTTTATAAATCAAGTGGAAGAAGTGGAAGAAGTGCTTTAAAGCGTCAGGCTGGAGAGTTAGATAAAAGGGCTGGCGAGTGGCTTCCCTTTATGGGTAGAACTGAGAAGTCAGGAAGAGTTATGGATGCATCTGGAAAAATTAGCGGACAAGCTCCAGAAGGATGGTTTATAAAAGGAACTAAAACTGGCCCAAGCACAAAAGGCAAGCCGTTTTGGGAACATTTAGGGTCAGGTGGTACTGATTTAGAAAAAAGACTAGGTTCTATGGGAGATATTAGTAAAGAATTAAAACGTTTAGAGAGTACAGGTTATTTTAAAAAAGATATTTCTGGAAAGGGTGCAAAATCAATGAATAAATGGTTAAAAGAGCAGGGCGTATCAATTGCTGATGTTCTTAGTTTTCAATAAAATGAACGGAATAATAGATACATTGAAAACAACGGGAGCAGGTGTAAGTGGATGGTGGTTGTCGGTTAGTGGCTGGCTTCCAGAGGTTGTATCACTAGGGGTTGGAATTGCAACTTTAGTGTACCTTATAATTAAAATATATAAAGAGCTCAAGTAAATTACATGGGAGGTGTAGTTGGACATAATAGGCATAATAGAAACAATTGGGATTCCAGTTTCCGTAGCACTCGGTCTAGGCTATGCACTAATGTATTTAATAAAATTTTTAACAAGAGATGTACAGGAAGATATAAAGAATTTACACGATATAACTGTGAAGCTTATAGACAGTAATCGTGAATCAAAGGATGAAACTAAAAAAACAATGACAGCAGTTAATGTAATAAAAGACATCGTAATAAAACTTTTCAAACAGGGAGAAAAATAAATGTTAGAATTTTTATCAAGTAACTGGGAATATGCACTGATAGGTATTCTCTGTATAGATAAGGTCGTTGCACTTAGCCCAACAGAGTGGGATGATCTTATATGGACATCAGTTAAAAAAGGAATCTATAAAGCGGTAGGTAAAAATGTTTAAATTGATAATAGCAAAAGCAGTTGCAAAGCATGGTCTTCTTCCTCTTCTTTTAAAGGTGGGAGATATTGCTGTAAAAGTGACAAAGACAAAAAAAGATGATAAAGCTTGGGCTAAAGTTAAAAAGGTTATAAGTGAAAATCTATAATGAAATAGTATTTGATGTAGATGGGAATGTAGTATATGAAGATAGCTTCGAGTATAGTGGTGATGTTATGCTTTGTCAAGAGGATGATCCATATGATATAAATAAGGATGGTCGTCTAGATATTCTTGATGTAGTGAGAGCTGGTAATGCGGGTAATCAAGAGCTAGCAAAAAATATCTTAAAGGCTATAGGTCGGGGTATGTCTGGAACGGATTATATGGCGTCCTTGACTGATCAAAGCCAAGAAGAAATAGTGCCTGTAGATGTAGCAGGAGAAAAATCAAGGGCTGATGAGCTTTTAATGCAACAGAGTGGTGCTTTAACCGCTAATCCAATGCCATCTCTTCCTTCTATCTCAAATGTAGGGGCTGCTCCTTTTTCTGGCTCTATTAATTGGAATGCAATTCCTGGTGGATTTCAGCCACTACCACAGATAGCAGGTGGGAAAAAGAAGTTATATCAGCTATCTAAGTTTCATGGAGGGATGAACCAAAAGTCTTCTCCAAGAGATATATCTGACGCAGAATGTCAAGAAGCTACAAACGTGACAGTTTCACAAGTTGGAAGAATAAAACTTCTTGGGGATATAAAAAGTACTAGTAGTGGAATCACTACAACTACTTTAGCTGATGCTGGCATTCCATCTCCTGGGTATGGGCTTTATGTATTTAAAAGTGGATACTCATTAGCGTCAACCCCAGTTCAAGGTGATTATACAATTAATGTTTCGCAAGATGGAGGTGTGTGCCAACTATATGACGGATCGGATACTGGAACACTTACAATATCAAATACAGCAACTCATGTTGCTCCTGTGTTTTATGCAGCTGGCAATGGACTTTATGCAAGCAATGCTAACCTTCTTCACGCTGGGCATGCAAATGATACAAGAAAAGCTGCTATACTTGTATATAGAAAAGATTACAATGCTAATATCACAACTAAAGTTTGGTCGACTGGTGAGGCACTTTTAACATCCCCAACATTTATTGAATCTGCTGCTGGAAATTCAAATAATGAAGCTAATGGCAAGGTCACATTAGAATGGGATGATGGCACTGTTTCATTTGATCCTGTTGCTGTTGATGGAGCAGCAGCGGTTCATATTGGATCATCTGGGTCTGGTAATTGGGGCACTTCAAGTGGAACTGGTTACTTTTTTTACATCTCATGGCTATTTGATAATGGTTGTGAGACTGGGTTGACTGCCCTTCAAAAGACTGGCGGTAGTTATGCAAGTGGATACACATTCCAAGAGGAGCAATTATCGTTTAATTTCTCTGTTAAAAACGTTGATTCAACAGGGGTTTCTGGCACAAATTATCTTGGAGGTAATGCCAGAATACATGGAGCACGTATTTATTATAGAGAGGCTGGAACGGTGGAAAGATATATGCTTGCAGAGGTTAGTCTCCTTGATGGTATTATGGGTGCTGCTGATTCTACATTTACTCCCTGGGATCACAATAGTGATGTTTATGATCTCGCAGCAAACATTACATTTAGCTCTCCCCCATCATTATACACATATGTTTCAAAAAATGGATATTATGCAAATGAAATGTATGATAAGTCTTCTGAAACTATTACCGATGATACCGCTGGGCCAGCAGCTCATGAAGTAAGGTATAGAACAGCAGCTGTTGGTTCTAATGGTTCTGTATTTATAGGTTGTATTAGTTTTAGGGGAAAGGTAATTATGGATGGGATGATGTATTCTATGCCTAATAAACCTGGGGTATTCCCAGAGCTTAATGTATTTGATTCTCCTTCATCTGATGGAACACCAATAACAGCACTAGTGGCATTCAAAGATAAGATACTACAATTTAAACAGGATGCATTATATGTTATAAATATATCAAATCCAACACAGTTTTATGTAGAAGCTTCATTTAGAAATTGTGGTATAATGAATCCATGTCAGGCATTTCAAACTCCATTTGGAGTAATATTTGCAAACTATATTGGATGTTTCATATATGATGGAAGTAAAGTAATATCTCTTACATCTGGTAAATTTTCTATTGCTAATTGGGGTATTTCTGAGGGTAGCGTTGTAGATACTCCTGCTGCTAGTAAAGATGCTGTAAAAGTTCCTTGTGTTGGATATGATCCACGTTCACAAAGTATTATAGTTTTAAAAGATGTTGGAGATAATGGAACTTCTTCTACCACCCCGAATGCAGAAAGTGCTTGGGTATATCATATGGGAACACAATCATGGACTGAGGGAACTTCTATGATTTCACAGTCAAATGCAATTCGTCATTCCAATTTTGTTATATCTCCAAATGGATATTTGAGTATATGTCAGAGCGATGTAGAGACATTAAAAACATATAATATTGGAGAGGCAGCTACACAATCAATAACATATTGGACGAAAGATTTAGATTTTGGATTACCATCTCAGACAAAGTATTTATATAAAGTTTATATTACATATAAAGGAGACGCATCTGGACTTACAGTTAAATGGGGTGCAGATGGTCATGATAGAACACAATCAGAGGTAGCTGATCTCTATAGTTTCGCAACAAATTCTCATGGAGGTACTGAGAGTTTAACTCCACTTGAAGATAAAGATGATGGTAGTGATGCTATAGAAAATTGGCATGTTGCAACGTTATACCCAGATAATTCAGCTGAGGCTGGCGGTTGGTATAGTATGTCAATATATATGAATGGGACAGTTGATGATACTTTCGAGATAAATGATATTTCAATACTATACAGAGCGAGACCTATAAAATGAGTAATTGGGGTATACCAAATAGACCAAAGATTTCCAATAGGGTTGAAAATAGACCAATTGATAATGAGGGTACTGATGGTGATGTTCAAATAAAAGGAACTGGTCTTGGAGCTAAATTATTTGCTAAATGGTCAGGCAGATGGTGGGATGTTCCACTCTCTATAGATGGTATAACAAAGATTGGTACTACTGATTCTGACTATCTTAGTATTGATAGGGATTCTGTTGATATATATAAAAACAAAGTAAAAGTAGCTGAGTTTGGAGAAGATATATCTTTTTTTGGGAAAATTATAATTGGTGATCCAGATGGGACATTTAGTTCAGAAGACAATATAAATATCGGCAATAGTCAAAGTGGGCTGGGAACGTATAATGTAGCTATTGGCTATCAAGCTGGGGAAAGCTTTACTAGTGTTTCCCAATTAAATGTATGCTTGGGTTATCAGGCAGGCAAGGAAATAACAAGTACAGGTCTTTATAATGTATGTATTGGAGGCTTTGCTGGAAATGCTGTTACAGAAGGCGACAATAATCTTTTATTAGGCTATCGAGCAGGTACTGCAAGTTCTCCTGTAACGGTAACTACAGCAGGTAATACCATTTGTCTTGGGGATGATAATATTACATCCTTTTATTGCAAGGACGATTCTATTGCAACTTCTGATGCTAGGGATAAAACAGATATAGCTAATTTTGAAAATGGCTTAGCCTGGATTAATGCAATGCGTCCTATTACTTATAAATGGGATATGCGTTCTTCTTATATAGGAGAACATGGGACTGAAAAAGATTTATTGGAAGCTTCGCCAGATGGAACTCATAAAAAATCTTCATTAAATATAGGATTAGTGGCACAAGAAGTTTTAGAAATAGAAAAAGCTAATGGATATGGCGATGATAATGATACAAGCCTTCTTGTAGACATAGTTAGTGATGGTGCTAGGTATGGATTAAAATATTCAAGGCTAACTCCAATACTAGTTAAAGCAGTACAGGAATTATCAGCAAAATTAGACACAATGCAAACAGAAATTAACAATTTAAAACAAGGATAGAGTTATGGCAATAAGTTTAGCAAGAGCACATACGGCAGGAAAGAAACTAGATATAGCTAGAAAACAAGCAGCAGAATATGAAGCACAAGCAAAAAAAGCAAAAAATCGTGGGTTCTTTAGTGGTATCCTGGGTAAAGGCTTAGGGAGTGTTATAGGTGCTGGTGCTGTTGGTGCTTTAGGCTTAACTGGCTTTGGAGTGCCACTTGCTATGGCTTTAGGCAGCATGGCAGGTAAGAAGGGTGCACATGAATTGACAAGAGGTATGGGTGCAGACGCAAGTGCAATATCTGAAAGCGATATGTATGGATTTGGAAAAGAATCAGGAAGTTCACTAAGGAAAGACTTAGAGTCACAAATGGTTGTTGATCCTTTTAAAGAGAAAGGTGGATTTGGCAAAGAATTACTTTCTTCAACTTTAAGTGCTGGCTTGGCTGGTGATCTTGGGGGTGCTACTAAATCTTTAATGAAAGGTGATGTTGGAAAAGCATTTGTTGACCCTGAAGCAATAGGAGGTTTGGATAAAGGTGGGGCTGCTATGTGGGCAGGTGCTAAAGAGTCAATAGCTGGGCTAATACCTGGGTATTCAGATATTACTAAGGGAACTGACACTACAATGGACTATGAGTCTTTAAAGGGCTCAGGCATGACTGGGCCAGAATATGATGCTCTTGTAACTTCAAGACAAACAAACTATATAGATGATGCTGATGACTGGTTCGGAGATAATGAAATTATAAATCCCGAACTTGATGAATTGGGATATTCAATAGCTGGAGATTGGGCACAGGGCGGTCAAGTTCCACAACAACAACAATTATTACAACTACTTGCTTTAGCTTCAACGCAACAACAACAAAATGCATATAGTGATACTCCCCTTGAAGAAGTTAAGCAGCTTTCAATAGCAGATAAGTTTGCAGCACAAGGTAAAACGCTTGGTGGAAATGACATACAATCACTATCACAAAAGCTAGGGAGATAGGTTATGGCAAAAATCTATAATGAGATAGTAATTGACATGAACCCAGAGTCTTCAACCTTTGAAGAAGTGCTACATGAAGACAGTTTTGAGTATAGCGGTGATATGATACTTGCACAAGATGAGGGTGGTGGAGATACTGGTGGGCAGGCAGGCTTAACGGGAACAATTGGTGCAGCTAAAGTTGTTTGGCAAAATCCAGACGACCCAACCCAAACAGAAGAGTTCAGAGCATACAAAGACGGCCCAGAAGGATGGGAAAAAAAGACTCTGTATCCAGAATATGCTTATGATAAGGGAACAAACGCTTGGACAGCAACTGGAAAACATATTCCAAAAAGCGATACACATCATTATACCACAATGCAAGAAGCAAATGCCAAGCAAGTAAAAGGAGAAGATACGGATTGGGGTGCTGCAAATATTACAAAAGATATGTTTATAAATGCAGATGGAAGCACAAAAACAATTCAAGAAATTTACACCACATTAGACCCATTGCTACCCAATATGACAGGCGAAAAGCTAAAGCTTCAGATTCAAGATATGCTACCTAAATACGAAGGAGTTTCTGAGGAAGAGAAAGGGTTTGCAAGAGAGGGTTTCCAAAAAGATGTATATGGAGTGTCAAAAGATGCTGGTAAAGCAGGTGCTCAAATGCAACAAGCTTATGGGTCTGGAATGGGTTCTAGTATGAGAGGTGCTATTGCTGGACAGAAAGATGTTGCACAGCAGTTTAAGCAAGCAGAGCAAGGATATGCTCAAGATGTATATGGGCTTGAGAAAAAGGCAGGAGCTGACTTTGAAACTGGTGTTGGGGATTGGCTTCAATCTGATTGGTTTACAACTCCTGAAGGGGATACTGACCAAACTACAGCATGGGATGACTTTAGAGAGGGTGGTAAAGTCCCAACGAAAGAAGAAACATTTTTAGATGTATTAAGCAAATTACCAGATGCAGGAGGCAGTTAACATGGCAATTAAAGACATAAATGTAATGTCAGTAATAAATCAAGAGCTCGCAAAGATGGAAAGGCGAGGAGGCTCTAGAGACTATGTAGATGTTATATCTGATACAATGCGTTATGCAAAAGAAGATCGTGCTTGGAGTGATCGTAAAAATGCACAAATGCAGAAGATGCTAGATGTACAGTCTGAGGGATATAAGACTAGCTTTAATGCTGTTGATTCTGAAAAGTATTATGATAGAGTTGATTCTTATATTGACAAGAATCGTGGCTCAATGGATGAGATTACATTAGAATATGCTGATGCCTTAAAAAGAAACATTGGAGATCATAAGGATAGAGTTGTTCAATTTAGAGAAGATATTGATCTATTTGAAGCATCTAAAGATGACTGGATGTTAAAAGCTAATGACTATTTTGACAGGAAAGAGCCATTAGATGAAAATGATTATAGTGATATTCAAAGTTCTATAGATGATTATGTTAGTATGAAAAATAGAATAATTGAAAACAATGCTGAGTTTCTTCAACTTCCTCAATTTAAACATGTGTATACAGGAATGGTTGGTCAAGAGGCTGTCATAAATGACCTTTTAGCAGAAGCTAAGGATCAACAGGTTTTTACCGAATATGAGCATGAGTATTTAACTAGAGCTATGCAAACAGGCAATTATCAAATATTAGAAGAAGAAAGGGCAAAGAAAAAAGCTCTTCAAGGTGAATATATGAAACAAGAAGTTTCTAATATTGCTCCTGCTCTTGCTAAGGATGATATTTATCTAGCATTAGAACGGGGTGAGACAATTACTGTTCCACAGGGTATGACGATTATGGATACCCCAGAAGGCATGCCTTTAAATAAAAATGGAGAGGATTTCGACAATAGTCTTTTCCTTTCTGAAAAAACTCAATCTAAAAACGAATTGAATAGATTGAATGAACTTTATAAGACGAGCACTGGCGATGATTATGTCATCAGGATGCGTGGAGCTTCAGATGCAAAGCCTTCTTGGAGAGCTGGTGAATTAAAAATATTTAAAGATAAATTAGGCCTAACAAGTGATCAGATTAATGATTTAAGTGGTAAAGAGGGTGCTAAGTTGATGGATGATTATGCTAAAAAAGAAGGCATTGATCCTGATAAAATTGATCCACAGACTGGTGAGGAGATTGTAGACGATAGTGCTCTTCCTGAGATTGCTGCTTTATCTGCCTTGGGATTTGGTCTTGGGCAGGCTACTGGGACAAATGAAAAGATAGCTAAAGCTAGTAAAATGATGCTAGATGAGACTATAAAGAGTGGCAAAAATATCATGAAGATTGCAAAGAATGTTGATGTCAATGATATAACACATTTTCTTGATGATAAAGTTGTTCAAGGTGCAGTTGAAGACCTTGAAGGATTAAAAGATGCAATGGTAAAAGCTAAAGATAGCGGAGAATATTCCAAAGAATATAAAGATGCTACAAAAAAATATAATAAAAAAGTTAAACAGCATGCCAAGGCATTAAAAAGTGGTGGGAAGATAAAACTTGAAGGTATGACTGGAGTTGGTAAAACATTAAATAGGGCTATAAAAAGCATGACTCAGACAGAGCTTGAGAAATTGCTTAGAAATCCAAACAAATGGAATACAATAAAGGCTAAAAGGTTTATGATGAAAACAGTACCTGGGCTTGCAAAGGGATGGAGACAATTTACACCTGGTGGTGGGTTTACTTCATTTGAACTTGGAAGAAGGGCAACTGAGAAATTGGTAGAACAGGTTACAGGAGAAGGAATTACAGCTACAGCTATTGGCTTTGGAGGTGGTTATGCATCTCAAAAATATGCTTATAATAAAGCTAAAAGTTTCATTTCTAAAAAAATCGCAGAAAAGGGTGGGAAGCAATGGCTTGTTAAGACATTAAAAAAGAAAATAGGAGCAAAAGCAGCTATTGGTCTTACAACTGGCGTAACTGCTGGTGGTGGCACACCGCTTTCTATAGCAACTGGAACCATTGGTGCTCTTGCTGGGGCTGGCATGGCTATTTGGGATATTATGGAGATATTTGACCTTGGCCCATATTCAGAAAAAGAAGGAGAAGAATAACATATGGCAATGCCTTATTCTGTAAGGGTAGCAATTGATTCTTTTAGAGAAGAAGAGCCAACCTTTTCTACCCTTAGTGATGAACAAATATATAAACATTTAAAAACTTACGAACCTCATTTAGAATGGAAAGAGGCTGATAAAACTCCTGCTAAAACTAGAAGGAAAAAAGATTCGTCCCCTTCTTATATGAATGCATTTGCAGAGTGGTTTGACTATGGAATAAATGAACAATCTTCTGATTGGATGAAAGCTGCATATAACAACTCGCTTACAGGCATGACAGAACAGCTTATGAAGGGAGAGCAAAGATACGATCTAAAAGATTATGATCCTAATATACTAGCTGACATAGGCTCTATGGCACTTTCCTTTCTTATGCCACTTGATTTACTTACTTTTGGTGCTGGTGGTAAATTTGTTGGACAACCTCTTGCTAAGATGGCAACAGCAGGCATGAAGAGTAGGGTTGGTGCTAAGTTTGGCACACGTGCCTTAGATGCTATGATACCAGCTGCTATTAACCAAGCAGGCACACTTGCTACATATGAAGGTGCTATGGGTGGTGTTTTAGCAGGTATAGAAAACGAGAATGTTATGGAGGGTATAGGCAAAGGTGTTCTTCATGGTAGTATTATGGGTGGAGCTGCTGGGCTTGTTGGTGGTGGGTTAGCATTTAAAAATGCCAATGTACTAAAAGCATTAAGTAAAGAAGGTAAGATTGCTAAGGCTGGCCAAGAAGCTACGAAGAAACTTACAAGCTATGATAAAGCTTTGATGCGTGCAACAGGTATGCCAGGCCAGATTGTTGGTGAGTCTGCTACCTTTACCGCAGGTGAAACCTTAGAGACCGCTATTGATCCTGACAGAGATGTTAGATTAGAAGATATTATTACTTCCCTTGGAAAGAATATTGGACTGTTTAGTATTCTTAAAGGTAAGAGTAAATTACTACAGCGTGGCAAAGAGCACGTAAAATTACTTGAAGAACAAGAAGTCCTTAAAAATGTTACTGATGGTTTAAACAAAAAGAAAACAAGAGAGTCTGAAGTTTATCATAATACATATGATAGGTTGATGGAAGAAAAGGCAGCTGAGACAGACCCAAGAATTAAAGAACGAATCCAGAAAGATGCTGATACAATTAAAGCTGAGGCAAGTAATATAGATAAAGGGCACTTTGAAAACAGAGATGCCTATAAGGAATTGATAGATATTTTAGACCTAATGTCAGACCCTAAAAAACCCGTAGAGCCAAGCGTAGAGAATTATACTAAAATTGTAACAGGTTTAGAAGCACTTATTGAAGCTGAAAATAGACTTGGCAAGACTGGTGCATATAAAGCCCTTACATCTCAGATGGAGAGAACAAAGAAAGAAGCAAATGATATTCTTGATAATCTAAATGAAAGATTAATAAACGAAGCTGAGAAAATTGAGAGCACAGAAGAAAAGCAAATAAGATTGCAAGCAGAAGCTCAAGAACGTGGTGTTAAAGATATAAGTATTGGTAAGAAGAAAATAGCAATAGAGGAAGCAACTCCAGCACAAATTGAAGCTCGTCTTAAACCTTTAAGAGAAAAAGAGCAAAAGCAAATAGAATTAGCAGCTGCTGAGGCTGGATTACCATCTGCTGATATAATAGCTGAACGTACTGCTAAGAAAATGGGTCAACTTAACCCAATAGATGCTTTTAAAGAACAAGGATTAAGCACTAAGGTAGAGATTTCTGAGTTAAAGGCAGGATCAGGTAAGCATGCAAAAGCAAACAAGTATGTTGGTAAAAAAGCTCATGAGCTAATAAATGAAGCGAAAATAGCTGATTCTACAAAGAAAAAAATATACTTAGGTGTTAAAGAATTTTTTCCACAATCTCGTGGTAAAATGGCACATCTTAGTGAAGTATTAAAGTATGCTGAGTATCTTGAAAAAATTGGAATAAAATTTGATGACAGTAGAGCTTCTCACTTTAAAAAATATTTAAAAACAACAGGGCAATGGGAAAATAGAAAATCAATTGCAGGGAGGCTTCAAAAGTTTTATGGTGGTACTCATGATACTTCGTGGGGTTTGATTACTCAAGGTCAAGGTTATGCTGGTAAGTATATGAGAATTGGTGTTGGACTTGCTAATGTTGGAGTTCTTGATGTAAGATGGGGAGCTATTGTTCCAGGCAAGGCTACAAGGATAACATCTACTCAAAAAGGCTTAATGTCAGAAGTAATGGAATATCTCCCAGAAAAGATTAATTTAGATAAAAAAGCTCCAGAGATACCCAATATTGTTAAAAAGCCAATTGCTAAAAAAACAGTTCAATCCTTATTTGAAACGTTTTATAGGTTTCCAAAGCGTATTTCAGAAATGATAGGGCTGAAGGTTGGCGATATTAATGTAAAGAATGGAACTGTTAAATTTAATGTTACGAAGGGTAAAAAAGGTGACACAATAGTAGAGACATTTGATCTTAAAACATTAGACCCAGTTTTATGGGATACAGTTGTTTCTTTAAGAAAGAATAAGGCTAAAGGTGATTATATCTTTAGCGATATGGGTAAAAAGAAATTTAGCAATGATACTGTTAATGGTATATTAGATTTTCTTATCAAAGAATCTGGTGTTACCCCAGTTTCTATGCGTGGTGGTAAAAAGTTTACATCTCATCACTTTAGACATAGTGCTGCTACAGATGCGGAAACTATTTTTAGAGAATCTGGTGGTAAAAAAGATTATGTAGATTTAGTTCAACAAATATTATTATCCCATGAACCAGATAAACTTACTAGAACACACTATATAGATAAAAAAGCAGTAGATGTTAATAAAGAATTAGCTGAGTTTTATGCTGCAAGAGAGGGGATTGAAAAATCTACTAAAAAAGATGCAGATATAGCAGTAGATCGTATTAAGATAGCTGAAAAAGTAAAGAAAACATCTAAAGAACAAGTAGAATCAATAGCTGCGGAGATGCAAACATCAGCAGTAGAGCTAGGAGAACAGGTAAAGTACTTTAAAAAGAAATTCCCTCAACTCACTATCACACTTAAAAAGACTCTTGGAAAGTATAGAGGCGAGTATGTTCTTGGTCGTATTACTGGTCATGCTGTTGAAATTGCTAAGGGTAGAGCTGGTGCTGATACTATCCCGCATGAGGTTGCTCACCATGTTGTAGATGTTCTTCGTCAATTCGGTGACGCTGGTAGTAAAAAATTAATTAGAAAGGGTGAGAGACTTTTTGGCGGTGAAGAAAAGTTAGTACAAGCTGTTGGTGAATATGGTGCAGGTAGACTTAGAAATAGGTCTATGGTAAGTAAAGCTAAAGCTTGGGTTCAAGAATTTTGGAGTAACATGAGGGCAAGGCTTGGATGGTATACAGAAGCTGATATTACTAGGGTTCTTGGTAAGAAACTTATGACTGGTAAAATACCAACTGGCGAGATAGCTGAGTTTAAAGCTAAGTATCAAACTAAGGGTGATGCCATCAAGGAAAAGAAAGATTTGAATAGGCAGATAAATTCTCAGATTCGTAAAATAAATATTCCAACTCCAATTCTTAGGGAAGCTAAAGAAGCTATATTTGGAACTGAGAATCTAAGTAAATATACAGAGTGGGCTAATGTTCATCAGATGAGAGAGTTTAATGAATTTGTTCATAATCCTAAGAACTGGCATGTTAATAAGGTAGAACAATTAAATGCTAAGTATGCTATAAATCCAGAGGTATCTAAACAACATCTTCGTGACATGGGTGTAAAGGGAGGTATTCCTGAGAATGCTACATTACATACCATTAAAGAATATCAATCATTCATTAAAGAAAATTATACTAAGTCTGTTATACATGACAACACGCATGATTGGATATTAAACTTAAAAGATACAAAGTATACAGCTGCTAAAGTTCTTGGTAGGGCTATTACCCCTGTGTGGTTAGTCCTTAAAAATCATGGAGGTAAGCCAGGTAGGAAGATATCAGAAAAGCTTTTAAATCATGAGTGGGCAGAACATGTTTTATATAAAGGGCCAGGAGATCAAGCTATTCACTTAATAAAGAAGACTCTTGGAAAAGATAAACAATATACTCACCTATTTGACATAGAACGTACAGAAGCTCGTTTAAAGAGAAAGAAGGGTGATGAAGACTATACTAAAGAAGGGGAGATGTCAGTAGAAGACAAAAGATTCTATAAGAACATGTTTAAAAAAGGTACACCTGAGTATGAAGCTTATAATACATGGACTAATAAAGAAAATAATGGTTACGCAGATTTTACATGGGATACACTTTTTAAAGAATTATCTGAGCATCATAATCCATCAGAGATTGCAAAGCTTAAAAGAGAATTAGATTCTAAGAGGGTTGAAGGCTATATGACACGTCTATGGACAAAGCGTGCACTTGAAACTATTAAAGAGGATAGCCCCTGGATGGATAAAATGGTAACAAGGAATTTAAGTGAAGCTGCTAGGCGTGAAGCAGAGATATGGGGTCAAAATAAAAGCAGAGAAGAAATTTCTAATAAACGTAGAGAGCTTGAAAAGAGTGAAGAATTTAAAGATAGCATTCGTGAAGAGTTATATGATGCCATGAGGTTTGGATATGCAACTGTTAAAAACCCACATCTCATTGAACGTGGTGCTTTAATGCCTGAGTATATAGAGGTTACTAATGAAAATGGAAGGCTAGAAAAAGTAAAGGTTTATGAGGATGGCATAGGAAGCGCAGAGGCGTATGTAAGTAGAATGTCTAAGTTTCTTTCAACTGTGCGTTACTTCCCTGAGTGGACTGGGCTTGGAAGCAAGTATAAACTTGGTGAAAGTAAAAGACTTCAAGTGGAAGCACTTGAAACTGATGAGACTGTAGGTGCTTATGCAGCATTGGCAATTAAAAGACAACTAGGTGTTGACAGAACACATATGGAAAGTCTTAATCGCCCTATGTATAAAGGTCTTGCTTGGTTTACAAATCTCTCAGCTGCTGTTGGATTGTCATCTCCTCTTTCTGGTGTAAAGAATTTAATGATTGGTCAGCCTAGAACTGCTGGTCATTTTGGTTTTAGAAATACAATGCGTGCCTGGGCAAGAGGTTTTGATTCTATTGTAAAAGCAGATGCAAGAACAAAGGGCCAGCTTGAGTATGGCTCTAAATCTTTGGAACTTGAGCGTATTAGGCTTGGTGAAGAAGGTGCTTGGAGAAATGTAAAAATGTCCAAATTATTTAAATTTAATCTAATGACACAGACAGAAAATATGAATAGAATAGTATCTTCACATGCTGGTCAATTATATTTTGGAGAGGTTCTTTCTAAGCTTCGTGGTGAAAAAGGCATGTTTAAAATGGGAACAAACAAAGGTCGTATGCGTAGGGTCATGTCTGAAGTTTGGCATTTAACTCCAGAAGAAATTAGATTACTTGAAACAACAAAGAATTTAAATACTAATGAGATTGCTCCAAAGTATGCAGAGATAATGCATAAGGTGGGTCACTTTTCTCATGTATCTACTCAAGGAGGTACATCTACTGTTCTTCTTCCTCTGTGGATGTCTTCAAGGGAGGGTAGACCTCTAACTTTATTTCAGCGTATGGCAACATCTACTACAATAGATAGTTATAGAAACTTTGTTAAGCCAGTTTTAGACTATGGTAATGTTGCTCCTATTTTACGTGCTACTATGGGACATGCTCTTAGTGGTGGGGCATTATTCTTCATGTATAAAACATTACTTAGTAAAGAACCTCCTGTTGGGTCAAAGCTCGAACAAGATGACGGATGGGATAGAGTTATGATGAATTTATGGAGGTCAGAGTTTCTTGGAGTATTTGGTGAGATACTAAGTCCATATGATAAAACTATTGCTGGTTCACTTGCAGAGCCTATGATTATACGTCATCTTAGTGAAGCTAAAGATAACGTTCATAATCTCTTGACTGGTGGCAAAACATTCAAACAAGCAGTTGGGGATTATTTAAAAAATACAGTCGTAGTTGCAGGCCAAGTTGGTGAGTTTGTACAAAAAAGTAGGTCTCCATACTATGCTAAATTTAAAAATGCAAGATCATGGACAAGTAAATGGAAGATGGAAAAGGGAATGTCGAAGTATTCTCCTGATGGAATCAGTACGAGAAGACAATCTTCTTATAGAGATTTAAGAGATGCAATACTATTTGGCTCAGAAGAAGATATTGCCCTTAATTATTGGTCTGCATTTAACACTATAGTGACAGATTATGAGGTTAAAAATCCTAGATCAAGTAAGGCTTGGAGAGAAAAGCAAGCAAAGACAGCTATCAAACAAATGATAAATCATTTTAATCCACTTAATATCTCAGATAGCATGCAAGGTACTCCACATACAATGAGGAAAGAATTTTTAGGCTGGCTTACACCAGAGAATAGAAAGGCAATATTGGAAGTTGAAAAAGACTACTATTATAAAATAAGAAAATATAATAGATATATAAATAAAGCTAAATGGAGGAACAGATACTACACATATGTGTAATATGGGAGTGTTTTAGCTCCGTATTAGCCCTTTACAGCGACCTTTATACTTTTTTGGGGTTCTACCCACACTGGAGCGTTAGCATAGCTTAAATAGGCTTCTACACCATATATAGCAATAAGTAGTGCATCTGCCGTTTTTAGTGTTATCTTCTTTGCACTTGGACATCTTTCTATTGCCATTTGCTTTAACACTTTCTTCCGTATATCTTTTTTAAGTCCTTTTTTTATCTCAAAATGTGACTGCCATGTCTTTGGAGTTACAAGCATTGGCTCTATTTCATGTGAAGCAAGTATTCCCTGCCATTGTCCATAGTTCTCACCAAATGTAAATGACCCAACCCTACCATCTGTAGGGAATGCCCATACCTTCTCCAAGAATACTCTTGTCCTATGTGCTGCGACATCGCTGAGACACATGCCTATTAAGTGTGCCATCGCATCTACTGTTCTAGGGCAGTTATGAATTTGCACTGTCTCATCGGTGATAATGGCTACACCACCACCTTTACCTGGGTCAATTCCTATTACTTTTTTAAAAGGGGATTTCATCTTGCTGTGCCTCCGTTAGTGGCGGTACAAACAGCTCATCTTCATTGTTATACATCTTACACTTATCTCCATCATATGCCATTTGTATTGATCCTGTTTCTCCGTACCTGACCTTTGCAGCTACAAGTACTAATTGATTTTTATTTTCTGGCTTCGCTGTTGCTGGTACTTTATATGGATAGTAAACAAAGAATACATTCTCCGCTACTTGTTCTATTGCACCTGATTCTGCGAGGTCAGATAGCTGTGGTTTTGGATTCCCCCTCGTCTCCAAAGCTCTATTTAACTGGGATGCTAAAATTACAACACAGTTATACTCTTTTGCAATCCATTTATAGTCATTGACTATTCTCTCAAGCTGGAGTCTTCGTTGATCTTCCTTTCCTGTTGGAGTTATAAGCTGAATATAATCATCAAATATAACATCGGGTTTAAACTTCTTTATCTCTGTAGCAGATGCTGGGAAGTCTCTTATCTGATCGTACATACGAAAATGTTTAGGGTTATATTTCTTTGCAATATAATCACGGACTCTATCAAGCTCCTGTAATTGTTTCATATCATATATACCTTGCCTAATCATTGTATACGAGAGTCTTCCTGACTCCAAAGCTAATAGCTTTTTCAACACTTCAACGTTTGTGAGTTCCCTGTTAAACAGTAAAACTTTTCGTTTACTCGCCAAAATATTCGAGAGTAAATTTAGAAGCATTGTAGATTTACCATGCCCAGGTCTGCCACCTACTATTGTTATCTCACCCCTTGTAAGACCACCTGCAAACTTATCAACATTCTCAAACCCAGTCTTAACAAGTAGTTTATCAGTATTTTGTATTGATTCTATTGCATCACCAAGAGCCTCATTAATATCAAATGTACTATCAGGTCTTAGACTTATAAGCTCACCAATATTAGTATGGGCTGAGACAAGGACATCTAAAGCATCTATCTTATTGTCCATTGCCTTTTCTTCTATCTCTTTAGCTGATTCAATAACAAGACGTAGTAGATACTTCTCATATATCTTCTTTGCATATACCTCTATTGTGTCTTTGCTACCTGCTCCTTCCGTACAGTCTACAAGGAATACATTGGTTACTCCTTGTATGTGATCTCCTTCATCAAGGGTTGAGGTGACAGTCATAAGATCAACATGCTCTCTTCTTCGTATCATTCCTGCAAGCACGTTCCACAGCACTTTACATCTGCTGTCGTACCATACCTCATCTGAAACTATATACTTCGCTATATCATTGAATTTAGAAGGATACATAATAACAGCACCAACTACAGCAAGTTCTATTGTTGCATCATTAGGAAGTTCTTTGTTCATTAAAATAGTTCCTCCTGTGCTGTCTTGGTATTAATAAATCTAGCATACTCTTCGTTAAGTTCTATGCCTATCCATTTTCTGCCAAGTCTTTTAGCTACATTTGCTGTTGTACCGCTACCCATGAAAGGGTCTAATACCACATCTCCCTCTTTTGTTCCCGCTTTTATGCATAGCTCTGGTATTTTTTCAGGAAATACAGCAAAGTGAGCTTCACCTGATTGTGCGGTATTAATACTCCACACACTACGTTTATTTCTAAACTCTCCTGTTGGCTGCGAATCAGCTGCTATATTATTAGCAAGGAGAACATCTCTCCTACTATCTCCACGTGATGCTCTATTATCACCTACATACACAGCTTTTTCCTGTATAGCTTCATAGTCAAAGTAATATTTAGGTTTAAGCGACAAGAGGAATATATACTCATGAGACTTAACACATCTATCCTTTACTGCTTCTGGCATTGGGTTTGGTTTATGCCATATTATATCTTGACGTAAATACCATCCATCTTTTTGAAGTGAAAATGCAAGCATCCAAGGGACACCTGTAAGGTCTTTTGTTTTTAAGCGTGGATGTTTAGGTGGTGCTTTTCGTTGCATCCTATAGTTACCACCCGTAGCATCATTGGTAATAGAATTGCCACCTTCCCAGTGACCACCTTTAGCACCGAAGTATGTATCTCCAATGTTCAGCCACAAAGTGCCATCATCTTTTAGTACACGTTTTGATTTATTAAACAGGGTTGTGAGGGTTCTTACAAAGTCTTCGGGTACAAGCTCCTCACCTAACTGCCCATCAGCATTGTAGTCTCTAAGACCCCAATACGGAGGAGAAGTTACTATAGCCTGTACTGACTTTTCTTTTATTTCGTCTATTTTTTCAAGACTGTTCCCAATCAGTAACACTATCTTTCTCCAGTAACTGAGAATATCTGAGCATTGTAGTCTTGATAAGGCGTGGTGTTATCTTTACGCCATATTCTGTAGTACCACCAATATCATTGAGAAACCTTACTACCTGGCTCTCATAAAAAGATACTATCCAGTCGTGGAGCTCTTGTTCTGATTCGAATCTATCTGCGAAGCTGTTTGCGAA